GGCGGTGGAGTTGGTGATGATGTTCTTGCTGTTCGCGGCGGTCAGCGCGACGGCCGCGTCCGCAATGGCTTTGGTCGCGTCGGCCTGCGCGGTAACGACCTGAAGCCGGGCGGCTTCGGCCTCGGTGATGTCGATAACGAGGAAGTCATCAACGTTGTAGACGTTGTTGCCCGCGACGATCCACGGCGCGAAGTGCGCCGCGACGGTGTCAGCGGTCGTCACCGTGTAGGTCGTAGTGACCTTCGTCCACACCGCCGTATCGACAACGGTGGAGTCCACCTTGCCAACGACGGGCGTGGAGGTGCCACCAGCGGCAGTCTTGACCTGCACCACGAACCCGACGCCCTGCGTCTTGACTTCGGTGCCGGTGCGCTTGAACCAGCCTTCGAGGTAGTAGGTGCGGCCGGTCGCGGACGGCACCCAGTCAGAGGACAGCGGCCAGGCGTTGACTGCCGGGTTCGGGCCGATCCGCAGCGACTTCGTGCCGGAGCGGGACACGCCCAGCGCCTCGACCGCGTGGAGGGAACCGGAGGCGGCCCAGCCGTCCCCGGTGGGGGTGGCCTCAAAGTCGCCGTTGCGCACGAGGGACGCGCCCCGCGCGATCAACTGGGCGATCTTCGCGTCATAGGTCAGCTTCGCGGCGTCCAGCGCGTTCTGCGCGGTCACAGCCTTCCCGTCGGCGGTCGCCGCATCCGTGATGCCCTTGGTGATCTTCGCGTCCACCGTGGTGTCCAGCTTCGCCAGCGAGATGATCTGGTCTTGGAGCTTCACCTGCGCGATGCTGTTGTCGGCGAGCTTCGTGTTCGTCACGGCACCGTCGATCAGCGCCGCAGAACCGACGTTCTTGATCGTGGTCGTTGCCCCGTCAAGGACGGAGAGGATGAGGTCCACGTCCACGAGCGGCACCGGGGTGGTGGTGGCCTGCGCCGACCACGGGCCGACGTTCCCGGAGGTGTCCACGGCGCGGAAGCGGAAGTAGTGCGGAACGTTGTACGCGGACTTCGGCACCATCGTGAACGTCGGGCTGGTGCTGTAGTACGTGTCGATGATGGTCGTCGGAGAGGTGGCGAGGCCAAAGGCGACTTCCAGCCGGGCGAAGTCGGCGGGCATCGCGGCGCCACCGGCGGCGAGACCATCCCATGCGACCTTGGAGACGCCGAGGCTGAGCGTCGCGACCGGCGCGGACGGCTGGGGCGGCGGGGTGGTGTCGGAAACCATCGTCACCTGCGTCTCCGCGGACCACAGGCCGGGCTTGGTGAAGTTGCCGGAGAGCGCGCGGACCCGGAACTTCCAGATCGAGCCGGGCGCGAAGTCCAAGGCCATCAGCGCGGACGTGTCCGAGGTCGCGAGGGTCCGCCACGCGTCCAGCGGGACCTGCCCCTGATCCTGCCCGGACAGCTCGTAGTTGTTGACCGTGATGGCTTCAGCGGTGGTGGAGAGTATGACGTCGGGGAAGTCGACGACGACCCGGGCCCGGCGGTAACCGTTGGCCGCGATGTAGGTCGACGTCTGGTAGACGAGGGTGACCGGGTTCGTCGGCGTCAGGTTTTTGTACCCGTCAACCTCATCGCGGACGACATTGTCTTGGTCGTTGGCGTGGTTGATCGCAATGGACGTTCCACGGACAGCGTCAGCCAGTCCACGCTCGATGTATCTCTGCCATTCGCGCAAATCGCGAGGGTGTTGCATGGACACTGGCGGCCACTTTCTCTTATGTCTGGATGGGAGCGGGAGACAGGGTCACAGTAATGACCTCCCCCACGCCCGCGCTCTCCTCAACCGTCATGTTATCCAGCTTTTGCACCTGCGAGACGGTACGACCCGGCACGTCAACGGTGAGGGGGACCCATACACCCGGCACAAGATCGGCGACGCTGAGCACACCGGCAGGGTTGAGCGTGGTGTTGTCCGGCACGCGGGCGACAAGCGGGGGCCTCTTGGACTGCGACCAGATGCGCGACGCCTGCGAGTTCATCTCACCGACGGTGGGGTCCGTGGAGGTGGCCGCACTGCCCGTGTTTTCGTCGTACGCCTGCTGTACCCATTCCCACTCACCGTAGTAAGAGTCGACGGCACCGTAGGAACCGTGGTGGCCCTTGCCGTCGGAGACGTAAATCTGGGTGCCGAGTTCCGCGCCGTACTGGGTGATGACCAGATCGCCGAGGAAGTCGTCCGCCGTGACCATCGGCGTCTGCCCGATCGGTTCATGCACATCCCAGAACAGGATGGACCGGCCGACGACGGTGTAGTCCAGACCGCCACGCGCCGCGAAGTTGTCGATGTGGGCGAACACTGTCATCTCGTACGGCAGGGTGTGCGCCGCCGTGCGGGAGTCCGTGCGCGGGGTGGTGTACAGGTACTGGACGTTCGGCAGGATGTTGTACGGCGGGTCCAGCGCCTCCTTCCGCGCGACCTCGGTGTCCATGATCGTCTGCACCCGGTCGATGGTGTAGCCGGTGTTCGGGTACCGGTTGTCGTACTCGGCGCGCATCGCCGTGCGGTTCACGTAGTACATGACATCGTTCGCCGCGATTTCCACGGTCTGCCCCTTGTACGCGACCCGGGACACCGGGCCCTCCCAGACCCGTTCGGTGCCGCGGAAGATGACCAGCTCGTGCCGCCCGGCCTCGATCATGCCGAGCTGTTCGGCGCACTTCTTCCCGGGCGTGGACAGGTACACCGACGCGGTGGAGATGTCATCACGGCGCCGCTCCCACTTCACCCGCTGGAGCGGTGCCAGCTCGATCATCTGGCGGAACCCGCCACGGTCGTAGATGAACGCGGTGTGCGACTGGCAACTAAGAGCCACGGGGCTACTCCCTTACGGAGGATTCGAGGAGGACGGTGATGCCGGTCTGTCCCGGGAGCATGTCGGCGGTCATGGTGTAGGAGGCGTTGCACCCGAGGTTGGGCCAGCGCATCGGCAGGCCGTCGGAGCCGTAGACGAGGTGGCCGCCGGGGACCTTGACCCCGCCGGACTTGATGATCGTGATGTCGCGGCGCATCGCGTCGAGGACCATGGTGGAGTTCGCCGGGATGTAGGAGACGTAGAACTCGCCCTCGAACCCGCACCCGGACACCGCGCCGTTGCCGTAGAACCGGACCCGGATCAGCGACCCTGCCGTGGAGCCGACGGAGATGGACACGACCGGCGCGACCCGGCCCCAGCGGTCCACCTCGGACTGCGTCAGCGCGAGGGTCTTGCGCCGCCACGACGCGGGCTTGGCCACGTTCGGCGGCTTGATGACCGGCGGTGCGGGCGGCTTCACGACCGCCGTATAGAAGGGGTCGGAGACGAAGTTCGCGTACGCGTTGCTGGTCGCGTAGCAGTCCTCCCCGCCGGGGTCGGTGAACGAGGCGGTGCCGGTACCCATGTCGAGGGAGCCGACGAGGACCTTCGGGGTGAACGCCCACGGCCGCCCGATGGTGAAGACGAACTCGACCATCTTCGCGACGCACACCTGCGAGCCGAGCTGGCGGGTGACGCTGAGGTTGTCGAGGACTTCGGTGCGGACGAAGGTGCGGATCATGTGGTTGTCGCTGGTGCCGTTCTTCGGCTGGGCGAGGTACATGCGCAGGTCGTTGTTCGTGCACGCCCCGGTCGTCTCATCACATTCACCCGTCGCCAGCGCATCGCGGAGGAACGACAGGCCCTCGCCCATCGCCTCCTCATCCGCGGCGAACGCGACCGCGGTGACCCGGATTTCCCGGGACCCGTAACGCGGCTTCGAGTAGGTCGCCCCGTCCCCGGACAGCTCGATCACCCCCACCTCACGGGAGGCGTCCTCCTCACCCTCCATGGTGGCGGGGAACAGGCCGTAGAACCGGCCGGTCGCGGGCCGTGACGCCTTGTACCACGGGGCGCCGTCCGCCGCCGGGGTGACGTAGTTCGCCTGCGCCCGCGCGGCCTGCAACCCGGTCGCGTCGCACTGGACGTCGAGACCGGGGAGCAGGGTGGTGAGGTATTTCTTGGTCCGCGCGGCGTTGATGATTTCAATGCCCGCGTACTCCAGCCAGCCGTTGTACATGGCGCCTTCCTACAGTCCTGAGAAGCGCGCGAACGCGTCGTCGAGTGAATCGGTGACCTTGCTGGCCACGAGGTCCGGGTTCGTGGCTTGGGTGGTGACGGATACCTGCACGGCACCGGCCGCGAAGGTCTTCCCGGCCTGCCCTGACGACCGGTCGTCACCCCCGGCGGAGGTGACGTTCACCTTCCCGAGCTGGACCGCTCCGGCGCCGATCGCGCCGAGGCCGGAGTAGGCCGCGGCGACGGTGGACTTGTTCGCGAGCAGGCCGCTGGCGAGGCCGCTGGCGGCGTCCTTCCCGGCGATGAACATCTTCGAGTGCGCGAACTCCCCGATGGCCAGCGCCGCCATGTCCCGGGACGCCGAAATGACGGAATCCCCGGACCGGTCGATGCCCTGCACGAAGCCTTCGCCCGTGGACAGGCCGAGCTTGCGGAAGACCTTGGACGGGGAGTTGATGTCGAGGGCGAGCTGGGCGGCGGCGACCGCGTTGCGCGCGAGGTTGCGTGCCGCGTCCGACACCCACTGGATGCCGTTGTCGATGCCCTGCTTCAGGCCCTGCCAGATCGAGCCGCCGATCCGCTCCATCTCCGCCCACATGTTCGAGAACTGGCCGGTGATCTTTTGCGGCATGGTGCGGACGAAGTCGATGACTTCCCCGGCCTTGCGCTCGACCGCGCTCCTCATGTCCGACCAGATGGTGTCGACCTTGGTCTTCACGCCGTTCCAGAAGTTGTCCCAGTTGGTGCGGACACCGCCGATGAACCGGTCGATGGAGCCCCTGATTTCGCCGACCTTGATGCTGATCCAGCCTGTGACAGCGTTCCAGATTTCGGTGACCTTATTCCTGACCCCGCCCCAGAAGTTGTCCCAGTTGGTCCGCGTGGTGGTGATGAAGTCGGAGATGTTCTTGCCGATTTCGGCGGCCTTGGTGCCGATCCATGTGGTGACGGCGTTCCAGACTTCGGTGACCTTGGTATTCACACCGGTCCAGAAGTTGTTCCAGTTGGTCGACACGTCGGTACCGAACTGCGCGATGTTCGCGCCGATCTGGGCGGCGTTGGTCGACACCCATGTGGTGATGTTCGTCCACGTATCGGAGACGACAGTCCCGAAGCCGCCCCAGAAGCCGTTCCAGTTCGTTGCAATGTCCGTGCCGAACTGGGCGATGTTGGCGCCGATCTGGGCGAAGCCCTCGCCGATGGAGGTGGTGACGTCGGTGAACCACTGCTGGATGAGCGGCTTCGGGTCGGAGGTGTTGCCGAGCATTTCGTCGGTGATCTTGCCCATGACGCCGGTGCCCTTGCCGCCCGCGCCACCGCCGCCGGAAATGCCAGCAGGGTTGTCGCCGAGGGCGGTGTCCTTGCCGATGCCGAACGTGTTCTTCATCCAGTCTTGGAACATGCCCTTGATGCCGCCCCACCAGCTATCGAGGTTGTCGGTGACCCACTTGCTCAGCTCCTGATTCCCCTTGCCGAGGTTGTCGAGCTGGCCCTTGATCCATTTGTCGACCTCGTCGGAGAGGGCGTTGAGCTTGGCGTTGTCGCCGGTGAAAATCTTCCCGAAGTCCCCGAGCTGGTCGCCGAGGAACTTCATCGTCTTGTTCCAGCCGTCGGCGATGTGCTCGCCAAGCCAGCCGAGCCCCTGCCCGACTGCCTCAACGACCT